CCACCATGAGTTGTTGCCGAGTTGGCGACATGAACCCAGGGGAGCAAAGTGCGTGCTACCTCATCAGCTGAGGCTGTCGAGCTGGGCGACTTCGAGGAAGATGTGGATCTCCCCGGCGTCGAGCTCGAGCAGGTCGTGGCTCGCCATGGAGGCGAACTTGGCGACCACCGCGGTCGCCGCAGCGTAAGCGTGCGGGACGGTGTCGTTCGCGTTGGCTTTGGCCAACACTTCGGTGCCGTTCACGTTGATCTGCTGCGACGTGATGAAGCGGTTGTCGTCGGTGGCGTCGCCAACGATGACGGTGTTGCTGTTGTAGGCCGAGGTGCCGACCAGCTCGAAGGGGGTCTTCAAGTAGGTGGCGGCGGACTTCACGACGCTGTTGGCCGGCAGGGTAATCAAGGTGATGTCCTGCGCGGTGTTGTCGGTCGCCTCCGTCAGATCACTGTGGGTGATGACGAAGCGGTAGTTGTAGCCACGAGGTGACTCGTGGAGTGAGCGGAATGCGTTGGTTGTCATAATAGTGATTTCCTCCGATTAATCCGCGGTGCTGGCGATTTTGCCGTGAACCAAGGGGTTATCGACTTGGAGCGCAGCGATCGTGTCGACGATGCCACGGGGGCCGGCGCCGGCGTCGTCCAAGGGCATATAGCGCGGACGGCGGTTGTAACGGATCGAGACGCCGTCCATGTCGAGGATGTAACCGCGGCGCAGCTGGGAAGCTGTGACTTGGTCCTTGGCCAGGAACAACGACGGGGTGAGAGCCAGCTCGCCGAAGTCACCAACGAACAGGTCGACCTTCGCCATGTAAGACATGTCGGCGGAATCCTGGTTGAAGGTGCGGACGACGGCGCTGGTGTTGGCGCTGCCGAACTGGACCTGCTGGAAGCCGGTGAAGCGGCGTTTCAGCGTGGGGCCGGCCAAGAGCGTGTAGCTCTTGTTTTTGCCGCACTGTTCGTAGAGCGACTGGAGCAGCGCCTGGATGGTGCCATCCGTGATGCTGTTGGTCGCGGTCGTGCTGATCGAGGCAGCGGGTGTGCGGTAGGCCGCGGGAACGGCGGTGGCGCTGTCGGATTGAGCCGAGTTGGAAATCCAACTCCCCAGGCCCCTAGTTCTGAAGGGCGTGGTGCCGGATTGTTCGGTGCTGTCCTGGTCGGAGCAGAACACGGACTCGAGATCACGAGCGAGTTCCTGCAAGCTCTTGGTGACGGCGCGAGCCATCTCGCGTTTGCGGCCGATGCCTGCAACCTCGGAAACGGATTCCGCGAGATCGTCGACTTTCGGCAAACGCCACATTTTTTGGATGCGGCCGTAGAGACGGGCGCGACCGGCGGCCGGGTTGGCGAAGGTCGTGGCGTCTTGGTTGGAGAGCACACCGGTGAGGACGGGCTCTTCGAGGTTGTCGACCAGCCACGAGAAAAGCGGGTTGGTCGGGTCTTTGGATTTTTTGGCCATCGAGAGCAGCGGAGTGCTCTTTTGGTCCGCAACCGCGATGAGGTCCGCGAGATCCTCGCGTGCGCCCACCTGGTTGGTAATGAGAAGTTCAGCCATTGTAGTTGGTTTTCTAAATGTTGGTTTGGAATCTTGGTTGGAGTTCGATCACACGATCGACTCCATGAATGCTTCGAGGGCGTTGCGATCGCCTCGGGCCTTGAGCGCGGTGTCGGCCTTTTGCCGCAGGGCCGCGCTCGATGATGCAGATACTTTGGGACTGGCGCTCGGAGTCGGGGTTTTCGGCACCTTGTCGGTGGCCGCCGCTTTCGTCGCCGGTGCTTTCTTGGTCTTGTCGGCGGATGCTCGCTTTTGCATCTGCTCGACACGTGCCATGCGCAGTTGTTGTCCCGCAAACGCGTCGCCTACGATGAGTTCCCAATTCGGGAAACTGACGATGGTCGGATATTGCTTGAGCGTGGCCTGGAGGAATTGATGGGCGCTGGTCCCGTTCTGGAAGAATTCGGGATAGAACGCTTTGGCTTCCGGGAGCGTTTGCTCGCGGACGCGGATGTATTCCTGCTGGCGTGGGCCGGCTTTGACCAGGGCTCGGGCGTTGGCGCGGATTTGTTTGACGGCGTCGGAGTCGTAATACTTCTCCTCGCCGGCAACCGTTACCGTGCCGCCGTCGCGGTGGTCGTCGGTCCAATCAAGGACCGCTTGGGCCTTTGCAATCTCCGCCTCGAGGGCGGCTGCGTCTGTGAAAGAACTGAGCGGATTGGCGGGGTCCTGGATGATGACCGGTGGCTTGGCGTCGGCGGCGGCTTTCGCGGCCTCGAGCTGGGCCTTGAGATCGTCGAGCTGCTCGAGGGCTTCGCGCTTTTGGGCGGTGAGCTTGTCGATGCGTTGCTGAACCTTTGTCGGAGCTTCGGGCTCTTCGGCCTTGGCTTCCTCGTCGGTCCCCTCGCCTTCCTCGTCGGATGGCTCGGCGTCGGTCTCGTCGGTTTTTTCTTCGGTGTCCCCGGATTCTTCGGCGGCTGGCTCGGAGTCTGGCTCTTCGTCGGCTGCGTCGGTTCCGCTGGTTTCTGCGTCTGGCTCGGTTGTCGCGGTGGTCGGCTTGGCGAACTGGACGCCGAGATGTTCGGCGATGTCTGCGAAGTCGATGTCGGTGACGTCCGGACCGTTATTTTGCACCTTGTCGGTGGTGTCTGTTGCCATGGTTAGTGGGTCCAAGTCCCGGCAGGATTCGGGTTGCCCGGCGTGTGGGCCGTGCGTGCGGGGTGAATCAAGAAGTCCCTGCGCATGCAGGGGGAATTACGGCGCCGGAGCGCGAAGTGCAAAGGGGTGCGGTCACAAAGCACCGCAATGCACTGCAAAGCACTGCAAATTGTGCCGCGAAGCGGCACAGTTAGCAGTTTTCAGTGGGCAGTTTTCAGCAAAGGCGGCGGGTCCGGAGGCCCCGCCCTACCTAGGGGGATGTATCGTTATGCGATACTTGGCTTATGTCGCGGGGCGACATTTGGATAGAATCGCAGAGCGGCCGGATTATACCCGAAGAGGTGGGAGCATGGCTTTACGTTGCGCGGGGTAGTGTCGCGGGATGATTACATATGTGACAGGGATCATCACGAAACGGATTTCGCGATCATAGATCAAGGCACGCTTGGACTATTGCGCGGATTGTATGCGGCGGGTCCGGGAGGCCCCGCCCTACCTGCTTACTTGCCAGAGGCCGATTTGCGCGAGGGCGTAGCCCCACCAGACCAGCATGAGAGCGTAGCGTCCGGTCCATGCCATTTCTGCGCCTATGACAAAGTAGACAATGCCTACGCTGGCGATGAGCCATGTGCTCATGAGGGAAACGTAGAAGGCAGAATGCAGAATGCAGAATGTCCGGAGTTTTGCATTTTGCGTTTTGCGTTCTTCACTTCCTCTTGTAACCGAGGGCGGTGAGGATCGTCGTTAGTTCGCGGCTGCGTTGGTCGATGACTTCTTCGGCGATGTCGGGGAACGCGGCGTGGAGGAATTCGTGGAGTTCGACTCTTAGGCGTTTGCGGCCGACTAACCGGCGGTCGATCAGGATGCGGTGGCCGGAGCTGTTGTCGCCGGGCTCAGGGGTGAAAGCGTAGCCGTCGGCTTTGCCTTTCAATCGGACGTATTTCCAGGGCCATGACCGGCTGGCGATGCGGAAGCGGTGGGTCATGGGGGAGTGAGGGAGGATTTGAAATTGGAGATTGGAGATTTGAGAGGGCGGCGGGAAACGTGCGGCGGGTCCGGAGGCCCCGCCCTACCCTTGCTTGAGGCGGTAGTGAGGGACTTTGCGGGCGACTTGCTCGAGCTGGATGGTGAAGTCTTGGCGTTCGGCTTGGCCGGTCTTGACCATTTTGCGGATGCGTTGGCTGATGGTGACGGGGGCTTTGCCTACTTCCGCGGCCAGATCGGTCACGGTGAACCAACCGGGGGGGACGACGTCGAGATCGACCCTGGGCTGGGTCAGTTGCTGGCAAAAGTTGGCGAGCGAGGATTCGATTTGCTCGGCGGTGATCTTCGATTTCTTGCTCATAGATGGGTCACTTTGGGCGCCGGGGGGTTGTAGAAGAGATGATGCGGGCTTGGGAGGGCGCCTTGGGGTTTGCCGCGCCAGTCGAGGATCAAGAGGCTGGGACGCGGGATGCTGTCGGGGACGACTTTGTGGCCGTGCCTAGTTAGGAATTGCCATCCGCCGGTGACGCCGATCATGCCGGAGCCGTCGCTGTAGACGCCGCCGCAGTGGCGGTGTCCGCGGAGATAGACTTGGGCGACGGGGTGGCCGGCGCGGACGGAGTTCAACCTGGCGTTGCCGAGGGTGATCGAAAGGGCGCTGGCTTCGAGGTAGGCGCGAGAGGTCGCGCCGATGTGGTGGGTGGCGTCGATGGCGCAGCCGTGGATGTTGATGAGCCACTTCTCGCGGGCGACTTCGTCGCGGGCGCCGATGAGCCTGGCGAGGTAGCTCTCGACATCGTGGGTATGACATTCGGTGCCTTTGACGATGAAGGTGGCGGCGGCTTTGGAGGTGAGCGGCTTTAAGGCTTCGGCGGCCATGGCGCAGTGGTTTTCGATTAACGAAGCCACGACTTCGGGGCTGCGATGGTGGATGCCTTCGGTGGCGTCGCCGTTGACCAGGACGGCGTAGGGGTCGGGGCCGGCGATGGTGGCGACTTGGCTGAGGGCATTTTGCCAGCATTCCCACAGCCAACGCTGATGGTGGTTCTTGCCGAAATTGATGGTGTTTCCAGCGAGGTTCTCGCTGTCGGGCGGCATGAGGCCGACGGTGCTGCCGCAATGCAGATCGGAGCAGACGACCAGGATCGACGGCTTTTTGTCGGCTTTCTTCTTGGGCATGCGGTTAGTTTGGGGAAGGCGCAGTGGGTTGAATGTGACCGCTTACCTGCGCGATTTCCCGGTGCATAGATGAAGGAGCGGGGCCGTCCGTGGAATAGATCCGGAGAGCAGTGGCGACGCCATGCTTTGCGATGTTGTTGACGCGTTGCCTTTGATCCATGCGCCGGGAGCAATGCGCGGTCGGCTGATGAATTGCGAGTCGTTGCGACAGCAAAGCACTGCAATCCACCGCAAAGCACCGCAATTAGAGCGGATGTTCGCTATTCTGGAATGGCGAATGGCAGGCGGTCGCCGCGGCGACCCTACCCTAGAGGGATTCGGGGCTGGCGATGGCGTCGGCGCGGCGGGCGGCGAGGTCTTCCTTTAGGCTGGCTAGGGCGTCTAGGCCGCCGGCGGTGTGGGCCAGGAGTGGTGGCTGTTGCGCGGTTTGCGGGGCTCTCACGATCGCCGTGGCGTCGGTGAGGTGCTCGTCGATGACGGCCATGATGGCCGCCCAGAGAGGCGTGCTCTCCGGGACGGCCAAGGCGCCGCGCTTCTCTTTATCGGTCAACGTGGGGACGTTGAGTTGGATGCGCCACGTGAAGAGGCGCCTAAGCAGGTTGATGAACCAGTTCATTTTGCTTTGAAGCCTCCGCGTTTGTTCTTCATCGCCGAGTAGACCTTCGGGGCGATCGTGCTCTTTGATTTCGGCCGGCTGGTGCCGGCGGCCTTGCGGCGGTTGATGTTGGCATAGAGTCCTTGTTTCATGTTTCTCCTTTCTACCATTTGACTTTGTCGGCCCAATACGCGGCGGACATCTTGCCTTTGGCGATGTTCTTGGCGTGGCGGGCTTTGAAGGCTTTGTTCCGGGCGGTCCCGGCCGGTGATCCCTTCACGCCTTGTTGGCCGAAGCGGATGATGCGCTCTTCGCCACCGGAGCAGGCCTTGACCACGTGCGACTTGGTCGCGTGGCCGGGCGTGCGCTTGGGCGCGTTGCATTTCATGGCTGATTTTCCGATCATAGATTTAGAAGAAGTGGCGAGTGACGAGTGACGAGTGACGAGATCCAGAGGTCATGGCGTGGGTTCGGGGAGGCCGAACGCTTGCAGGACGTCGATGCGTCGAAAGCGGCGGTATTTGATGCCCTTGAGCCGGACGGGTTTGAGCAGTCCGGTTTTGAGGTATTTGCGGTAGGTGTTGACGTCGTCGGGATCGAGCCCGAGCAGATCCATGACGTCGCGGCGTTTGAGGATTTGTTTGCGCATAAGCGAGTTGAGGGTTGAGGGTTGAGAGTTGAGGGATTGGAGATTGGAAATTTGAGATTTCAGTAGCTGCCTAGGGGTTGGAAGCTGAGGTCGGTGTTGTCGTGGTAGCTGGCGCCGCTCAAGACGAGGTATCTCAGGACGTCGATGGCATCTTTGGTTCCGGAGGTTTTGGGGCCCGTCCCCGTGTATTGGCTTAGGGCGAAGATGAGGTTTTTGCAGTTGCTCGTGACATACAGGGTCGGTTGGTTGAGGGCGCCGATGGGTTGGCTGTCGTCGTAGCTGAGCCAGTTGATAATCATGGTGACGCCTTCGGCGATGCCGTCGCCGGGGGCGGCGGTGAAGTGGAGGCCGATCTCGGCGCATTCTTCGATCAAGGTTGTCGCCCCTTCCCTGGCGACGGTGGCGGCGTTGCCGTAGCGGCTGTCCATGATGCGCTCGAAGATGACGAAATCTTCGGCGTCGCGGGCGTGGCGGGTTTCGATGTTTTCGATCTCGAGTTTGTAGTGGCTTAACCCGAAGCCGAAGCTGCGCTGGGCGTCGCCGGCGATGCCGTCGGGGTTGTTGCCGCCGGGGACGGCCCAGGGGCCGGGGAGGCCGACGCCGGGGACTTCGCGGACTTGGCTGGGCCATTCGTCATAAACGAAGCAACGGCCGGCGGCGTCGAAGCGGGCCCAGATCATGAACCAGTTGCGGCCGGAGCACGGGTCGACGACTTGGTAGTTGACGCCGCGTTTCGGCACGCGGTCGGGGGGGATGACGTGGATGTTGGTGTTGAAGTTGACGAACATGTTGGCGGCCTTTTTCGTGGGGACGCCGTAGGCTCGCATGAGGATGCGGTCTTTGGGGGACTTGATGAGCTCGGTCTTCATCGCTTCGTAGTTGCCGAAGGGGTTGTCGGCAGTGTGGAAGTAGACGACGCGGGCGGTGGGCTTGGCGCATTGCTGGACGCGGGGGACGCGGATGGGGCGGCCTTTAATGTCGAGGACGAGCTCGGCTTCGGTATCTTCGAGGGTGATGGCGCCGGCGAGGTATTCGGCGACGGTGTCGGTGTAGCCGAGGACGGGCGTGAAGCCGACGGCGAGCTCGCCGTTGCGGGTGATGAGGCGGAAGCGGAGGGCTTCGATCCACTCGGGACTGACGAGTTCGTCGGCCCAGCAGTAGGTTAATTCGGCACCTTCTACGGCTTTGACGTCCATGGAGTAAAATTTGAACCAGCACTGGCTGCCGTTCGGGAGGACGAAGGAGTTTTCGGTGAATCCGCCTTTCTGCGAGTAGGTGATGTTCGTGACGACGCCTTTGCGGAGTTTGCCGGAGGCGGCGGGTTTCCATTCGGCGGGCAGGTATTCCCAGATGTAGGGTTGCTGGTTCTGGATGCTGGAGGCTTCGGTGGATTGCAGGCACCAGACTTTGGCGCCGGGGGTATTGACCAGGATCTGCACGGCGCGGCGGGCGAGGTAGCGGGATTTGCTGGCGCGGTTGCCGCCGAGGATGAGGAGCTCGGTGACGCCTTTGGGGAATTGCTCGCGGAGTTCGGCGAATTGGCGGTCGGCCGTGGACCAAACGGGCAGGACGGCGCCGTAGCGGTAAGGATCTTCGATCTCGAGGCGGATGCGCTCTTCGAAAAGTTTGTGGAATTCGACGAGCTGATCCGGGGTCATGCGGCGGACACCGTCGTCGAAGCGGACGAGGACGTTGCCGGCGGGGTCGCGGCCGAGGATTTCGGGCGCCTTATGAATTTGGTGCTGTGTGAAAATCACAGATTGGAGATTTGAAATTTCAAACGTCAGACTTCCACTCGGGCGGGAGGTCGAGGTCGAGGCCGTTGCCGTCCATGGGGTTGCCGATGAGGCGAACGTCGGGTTGCCAATAGAAACGGAAGTGGCCGCCAGGACAGCGGACGCCGAATTCGCAGTTGTGGTCGGTGCCGTAGGTAATCATGACTTTGGCGGTCCCCTCGCCGTGCTCGGTGATGACGGGCCAGGGTGGGCGGAGTTCGAGGATCATGAGGGAGTTGGCAGTCGTCAGTTGGCAGTTGGCAGGGGCCAGGCTCGGAGGTGGCCGTAGTCGCGGGGTTCGCTGACGGTGGCGGATTGGCCGCAGATGTCGCAGGTGCCGGCGTGGAAGGTGGCGACGTGGCCTTCGGGCCAGCCGCGGCCGTGCTTGCGTCCGCATTCGTGGCATATCCAGTCGGGATATGGTGGGCGGTCCGCTGGGCCAGCGGACCCTACCGGGGTGAAAACAGTCGGAGGATCGGACCAGCGGATCGCGGCGTAGTTGTCGCGGTATTTGTCGCCGTCGACGGGTCTTGGTTTGCTGCCTTTGCCGGCCATAGGAGGTGTGACGTGTGACTTGTGATCCGCCTTCGCGTTGCTACGGCGTGACAAGCGAGTTACCAGGGTTGCTCCCCTGCCCCTTCGGAGGCTTCGGGGAGGAGTTCTTTTTGGGGTTCTTTGATTTTGATGAAGCCGCCGATGAATTTGACGTCGGTTTTCGTCACGCGTTTCCAGGCGGTGAGTTTGTATTCGGCCTGGGTGCCGTCGGGTAAGGTGAGCAGCGCGGTGCCGCTGAAGTCGGGATGGTTGCCGTCTTTTTTGAATTTGTTCGGGAACAAGGTCCAGGTGTCGGGTTTTGGGATGTATGACATAAAGAGGTAGGAAGGTGGGAAGGTGGGAAGGTGCGAAAGTTGGCAGTAGTCAGTTGGCAGTTGGCAGAGTCGGAGGGATTGGAGATTGGAGATTTGAGATTGGAGATTTGAGAGGGCGGCGGGTCCGGAGGCCCCGCCCTACCCCGGTTAGTCGATGTGTTCGATTTGGTCGAAGAGTTGGAGGACGTCGTCTAGGGCGCGGACCATGCCGGATTGGACGACGCACATGCGTTCGTAGACGTCGGCGCGCTTGGGGTCGTCCGCGGTGCGGAGGTCGGCGGCGTAGCGTTGGTTGTGACTGTAGCGTTCGATGGCGCGGGCGCGGAGTTGCTGGATGCCTTCGCGGGCGAGGCTGGCTTGTTTGCAAAGGCGTTCGTTGTGCTCGCGCTCGACTTGCCAGCGTCTTGCCCAGGTCTCGCTGGTGTTGAGCTGGGCGTTGATTCTTTCGATCTTTTCTTGGTGGCTCATGGCTAGTTCCCGTCGGGGTCGTTGAAGTTTTTGGGTTGGTAGGTTTGGCGTTCGGCTTTGTTGTTGCTGTAGAGCTTTTCGGTGCTGCTGCGGAATTGGGTGATTTCGGCGTCGAAGTGCATTTCGATGCGGCCGACGGGGCCGTTGCGTTGCTTGGCCAAGATCAGGACGGCTTTGCCTTTGTCTTCTTCTTTATGACTTACTCGTTCGGGGCGGTGCAAAAGCGCGACGACGTCGGCGTCTTGTTCGATGCTGCCGCTTTCGCGGAGGTGGCTGAGCTTGGGTTCGGCTCTTTCTTCGGCGTCGCGGTTGAGTTGGCTCAGGGCGATGACGGGGACGCCTAGTTCTTTGGCGGTGGCTTTGAGGCCGGAGCTGATTTCGTCGATCTCTAGGCGGCGGTCTTGGGCGGCGCGTTTGGTGCTGCCTTTCATGAGCTGGAGGTAGTCGATGATGAGGAGTTTGACGCCGTGTTTGGCGACGGCGCGTCTCGCTCGGGCGCGGAAGGCGGCGATGCTCAAGGCGGGGGTTTCGTCGAGATACAGGGGGGCGTCGACGATCTCGCCTACTTTGCGGCCGAGCTTGGCCATTTCGTCTTTTGACATAAAGCCGTCGCGGACGCGTTGGAGTTTGACGCCGGATTGGGTGCAGAGGACGCGTTCCATGAGTTCTTCGCCGGTCATTTCGAGGCTGAAGAGGGCGGTGGGGACTTTGTCGGTGAGGCAGGCGTGCTCGGCGATGTTGGTGGCGAAGGCGGATTTGCCCATGCTGGGGCGGGCGGCGATGATGATGAGTTGGCCGGCTTTTAATCCGCCGGTCATGCGGTCGAGGTCGCTGAAGCCGGTGGCGATGCCGATGGGTTTGCCGCGTTTTTTGTGGGCGAGTTCGATGCGGGTGGCGGCGGCGTCGACGGCGTCGGCACAATGGACGAGGCCGGATTGCTTGGTCTCGAGGCGGAGGTCGAGGAGCATTTTTTCGCTGGCGTCGAGGATGTCGTCGGTGGGGCGTTGGAAGTTGCGGCTCTCGAGGACGAGCTCGAGGCCGATGCGGTGGATCTCGCGGCGGCGCCAGTAGTCGCGGAGCTGGTCGGCCCAATGGGTGAGATTCCCGGCGATGCGGGTGTATTCGCTGGTGATGTAGCCGGGGCCCCCCTCGATCTTGGCGAGTTCGCCGGATTGGCGCCAGGCCTCGGTGTAGGTGAGGAGGTCGAGGGGTTGGCGTTTGTGGGCGATGTCTTTGAGGAGGAGCCAGGCGGTCTTATTGACCGGGGCGAAGAACCAGTCGTCTTGGACGAGCTCGAGGGCGGCGTCGAGGGTGGGCTGGCCGCCCTGGAGGACGGAGCTGATGAGGGAGGCTTCGGCTTCGTGGGACCAAAGGGGGATTTGGGTGTTGTCAGGGGTCATGGTGGAAGAAGGGACAGTTGGCAGTTGGCAGTTGGCAGGGATTGGAGATTTGAAATTTGAGATTTCAGAGGTCAGAGGGGGTGCCGTTGGTTTTCAAACGCTCGTATGATTCGAGGGCGGTGCCGCGGAAGTGGTAGGCGCTGGGGTGGACGGACGCGGCTCCGGCTTGGAGGCTGGAGGCGAGCATGCCGGCGACTTCGCGCCAGGCGTCGAGCTGGTCGCGGAGGTGTTGGAGTTCTTCGTCGGGGGTCATGGGCGCGAGCGGCGGCGGTAGGAGAGTGATTGGTCGTGGATCATTGGAGGTCGGGGTCGAGGGCTTCGCTGCGGGCGTCGATGGCGCGTTGGGTTAGTGGGGCGCAGAGTTTGAGGGCTTCTTCGAGCTTCTTGATGCGCTTCGCGGCTTTGTCATAGAGCTCGGCGAGTTGGATGCTGGTGGGGGCGGTGGGGAAGTCGGGGGGAAATTTCCGGTAGGGCGTGAAGCTGGCGCGGCCGACGGTGTAGGTGTGGCTTTGGGTTTTCATGACATGAGGAGGGCGAGGCCGAGGGCGGTGTAGATGGCGAAGGCGGCCAACAGGAGGAGGCCGGTGCGGAGTTGGGTGCGGGTTTTGTTTGTCATAGGGGGGTTGCTCCTGCCTGTTTCATGAGGTGTGAACATGCACGTCCCGTCCGCGGATCTCCCGCGGCACCATGGGTCAGGGGCAAAGTGTTCATGGGAAGCGGGGGCCGTCGTCGTCGAAGATCGTCGCGAGGATGATGGCGAGGAGGCCGAAGAGCAGGATGTAGGCGAGGACGGGGGCGATCATGCGGCCTCCTTTTCGGCGAGCTGGATGGCGGACAGGATCTCGGCGCGGAGGCTGTCGGGGACTTGGGACCAGGTGCTGTAGACGGACGGGTCGCTATCCGGATAAAGGGCGTGGAGGACTTCGCGCCAGAGGTCGTCGGGCGGGGCGCCCCCGTCTTTTTCTTTTTTTGCGGAATCGGGATGCAGGCCTTGACGTTCGCAATAGCGGGCGGCTTTGGTGAGTTCGCCGGACCAGTTGTTCAGCAGGGTGCTGAGGTCTTGGCGGCGGTAGTCGTCTTTGTCGGGGAGGTCGGCGGCGTAGTAGGCTTCGAGGCGGGACCATTCGGCGGCGGATGTGGCGGTGACGGCGGGGGCGGCGAGCTTCCAGGCGCGGCGGGTGGATCGGTCGAGCGGGGTGGCCGGGCGCATGCGGAAGAGGGCCATGGCGCGGAGGAGGGTTTCGGGTTTTTCTTCGGCCGGAGGCTCGGGGTTTTCGTCCCCTTTGGGGACTATAGGGGTATTACTTTCCTTTCCCTGTTCCTGCGTCGATTGATCGTCGAGGGGTCGTCGATCGTTCGTCGAAGATTCGTCGAGCGCATATTGCTTAAGACGAGAGGGTTGCGGGCGGTCGACGCGTTGGTGTTTGCGGAAGTGGACGACGCGGCCGATGGGGCGTTCGAGGGTGCCGCAGAGGGTGATCCAACCGCTGCGCGAGAGCTCGTCGAGCATTCGTCGAACGTTCGACGAATCTTCGCGGAAGAGGACGGCGCCGCGGATGTAATCGGTGTCGGCGCTGAAATAGCCTTCGTCGTCGGCGAGGTTGAGGAGGCCGAGGGCAAGGATGCGGGTGTCGTAGGGGAGCCGGGACATGACGGGGTGTTGCCAGAACTCGGGTTTGATGGTGCGGATTCTCATGAGGGTCGGGTGTTCTTTTTGCGGCCGAATTGAAGGGGCTTGCGGAAGGGGCTCTCCCAGGTGATGCCGCGGCGCTTGGCCCAGGCGTTGAGGGCGCGGTTGAAGGCGGCGCAGTCGAGGTGCTCGTAGCCGATGGTGCCGGGTTCCATTTCGAGTGTTTTGCCGTTCATTTTTTTCACGGGCGGGGGTTGGCGATGCGGGTGAGGATGGTTTTCCAGCCGAAATAGCCGACGAGCTGGCGGCGGCCGTCGGTCTCGCGGAGGATGACGGCGGGCTTGGCGGCGCGGTGGGGCTTGGGCTGGAGGGGGTCAGGCTGTTTTGTGGTCATGTTCGTGGCGTTCGTGTTTGTCCATGGGGCGCCAGCCGAGATTGGTCAGGAGCCAGGTCATGATTTTTTGGGTTTCGTAGAAGCATCCGGAGCAAAGGAAGCCGACGTCGGTGTGGAAACCGGCGCGGCGGGGGCACAGGCAGCACCATTGGGGGTGGTCGAGGTCGTTCATCGGAAGCGGGGCTGGCTGCGGTGGACGGCGGCTTCGTATTGGCCGTAGTCATTGCGGTGGACTTCGAACTGCTCGCCTTGGCGGTAGTAGCCGGTGTCGCGGACCAGGACGGCGTGCTCTTGGCCGTTGATGGTGCAGCTGAGGCGCTTGCGGTTCGGGAGGTTGCGGGAGCGCAGAGCCGTCGCCATGGTGGGCGCCGGTGCGGTCCCGATCCCCTCGCCCGGCCGCCACTCTTCTTTTTTTTCGGGCTCCGCTATGGGAGCATTGTCTGGCTCCAAAGGCTGCTGCTGGGCCTGCTGCCGGCGCTGGCGCAGCATCTCAGCGACCTTCGTGACTCCCGTGCGCGTCAACACTCGGAGCCCCCCTTCTTTTTTGCTGTAGTCCGCCCCTTCGGTGAGGAGCCCTTCTTTTTCGGTGGTGTGCGTTTGCATAGAGATTCATTGGCCCTTTGCCCAAAATTCTGTTTTTCGGGATCAATCACCCCTGGGGCACAGACATCAGAAGCGGCACCCCCTCCCCCCCTACTACCGGCACCGGGGGTATGATCGGCCTCGGCCGTGGCCTGACTGGCATGGCAAGTGGCCTGACCCGTGGCCTCGTCACTGTTGTGCATGGCGCTAACCTCTGATCTCGAATCAGAGGACGGAGCCGGAGCCGGCAGCGCCAGGCTGTCCGCCTTTTCTCCGGACGTTTCCCCGGCAACACCGGTTGAAATCTCATCTTCGACCAGCTCGGCCTCGATCACCGGCAACGAATCGACAAACGCCTGCACCTGGTCCGCTCGCACCTCGACACGCTCCACCCGGGCCGTGGCTTCGCCGCTCAACAGCTGATACTTGTCGAGCATCACGGCCGTCGTGATTGCTGCATCCTTGGCAGACTTCAGATCCGGGATTAGCTCGAGCACCTTCTCGACACCCAACCGGGAAGCCTTGCGAAGATCCTTGAGAAGCTCTCTTTTCTCCTGCTCTACGGAAATGCCCTCACGTTCACGAACAGCGCAAACCGTATTGCGAGACACTCCAAGCGCCCGGGCCGTGGCACTGATGCTCTGACCCTCGGCCGCCATCCTGACCACCGCCGCATAAATGCCGGGCCGATCCCGGTGCAATCGCTCGCCGGTAAACTCCCCAGCGTCAGCAAGTTTCTTCTCTGCTTCCTCTATCTCCGAAAAAAAAGAAAGGACGGGGGCGGCAACCTGGGCGGCCGCCGCTTCCTGTATCAGACTGGCGCCGCGCTTTGCCATCATGCTACGCGCAGACGCGGCCGGCGGCCGATGCGCCGAGCCTCGAGCCAGGCCACCGCGGACGGTTCCGGGATCAACGCCCGGGAGCCGACCCGATAATGTTCCAGCTCGCCCGATGACAGCGCCGCCGTGATCGTCCGCCGGCTGAGCCCCAACCGGGCCCCGAGATCCGCGATGGAGAACACCACCGGCAACCCCGGCACCGCTTTGTTTGTCTCTTGGTTAGCCATAAAAAAAAGAAAAAGGGCCCGGCGCCCTCAATGCGGCCGCACGTGGCACGCCTCCGGGCTCATGTCATGCT